ACTGCGCGACATGAACATGCTAGTGATTTGCGCCATGGACCGCATTAGCCCAATCCGCTTGCATGCGCAAAACATTGGACTCGCTAAAGCTGCAGAGGACTACGGCATGCAGTACTTCAGCAATGGCGGGCAAATGACCGGCGTGCTGTCATCAGAGCAGCCGCTAAAGAATGAGCAGATTGAAGTCATACAACAAAGCTGGAGCCAAAGCGCAGCCAACACCGGCACCAAGTTGCTGCCGTTCGGGTTCAAGTACAACCGCATTGGCATCCCACCGGAAGAAGCACAGTTTATTGAAACGCGTAAGTTTCAAGCAGAAGAGATTTGCCGCATTTTTTCTGTACCTCCAGCGCTGGTTCAGCTTGAATCTCAAACGACATACAACAACGTTGAGCAACAGAACCTTATGTTCAGGCAGCACACGCTGCTGCCGTGGGTCAAGCGCATCGAACAGGAGTTAGACCGCAAGCTGATTGTTGGCGCTGATGTAATAGATCACTACGTTCGTCTCGACATGGACAGCATGTACCGCGCTGACAACAACAGCCGGGCGCAGTTCTACAAGGAGATGTTACAGAGCGGCGTGATGAGCATCAACGAGGTGCGCGCAAAAGAAGACATGAACCCCGTCGAAGGTGGCGAGGTACACACAGTCCAGGTCAATCAGATTGCACTGAGCGAGCTGGAGGCATACAGTCAAAAACTGACACAAGATGGAACAGGAAATACTGAAGCGTGACGCACAGTTGCGCGCCGGCACTAAGCCAATGACGTTGGAAGGCTACGCAGCTCTGTACGATGAAGAGACTGTGGTAGGCGGACAGCGTGAACGCATCGAACGTGGTGCATTCGAAGGACGTTTAGAGGATGACGTTCGGTTGTTGTTGAACCACGATAACAACGTGCCTTTCGCACGCACCAAAAACGGCACGCTGGAATTGAGCGCTGACGAACAAGGACTATACTACCGCGCCGATATTATAGACACGCAAGCTGGGCGCGACCTCTACGCCATGGTCAAGCGCGGTGACATCACACAAAGCTCGTTCGCGTTTAGTATTAAGGACCGCCGTTATGAGGAAGGCGTAATGGTTATTGAGCGCGTGGGCCAATTGTATGACGTAAGTCCTGTAACTTACCCAGCATACGAAGCTACCACGGTGGTAGCCCGTAAGAAAGAAGAAAGTAAACCCACATCTGACATGCGTAAATACACGCTCGAAGATCTCCAGGCGTTGCGCAAGCAGAAAAGCGAAGAGCACACTTCGTTCATCGCTAAGCTTGACGAGAGCACTGAAGAGATCAGCGACAACGACATGATCGTTGCGCGCAACATGGTCGACGAAATCGCCAAGCTCGACAAGAAAATTGAACTCAAGCGGCAGGAAGCCGACACCGCTGCGCGCCTCGCTCGCGTTAGCAACGTCAGCAGCCAGTCTGAAGCTCGCGAGGTTAACAAGGTCAACAAGTCCTTTAGCCTGCAGCGCGCAATCATGAACGTCGCAGAAGGTCGCCACCTCTCCGGTGCTGAATTGGAGTGGGCGCAGGAGTACAGCCGCGAGGCCGCTCTCGCTGGCATTAGCTCAAACGGCAACATCGGTATTCCTGGTGTGGCTTTGCGTGCTGGTGCAGCCGACGACTTCCAAGCTGGTTCCGGTGACGGTTCCGGTTTTGTAGCTACTGAGGTAGGCAACGCCATCGAGGCGCTGCGTGCACCTGCTTTGATTCAGCAGGTAGGCACTACCGTCATCAACAACGCCACCGGCAATCTGCAGTTTCCACGCGTAAGCGTTAAGGCTGGAGCTGCTGCGGAAGGCGAGGTTGACGCTAACGCTGCCAGCGGTATGGAGATGGACACGTTGACGCTCACGCCTCAGCGTGTTTCTAACAAGACCACCTACAGCAAGCTGTTGCTGTTGCAAGGCGGTCCCGACGTAGACGCTGTCATTGCTCGTGACCTCATCAATGGAGTCAATGAGCTGATTGACACCACCAGCTTTGCGCATATCATCACGCAAACAACGCCAACCACCACAACCGACTTGACCGCAAGCAACCAGGCGGCCACCGTCTTTGCTTTGGAGCAGGCTGTTGCTAACGCTGGCGCTGACTTGAACAACGTTAGCTTGGTAGCTGACACGACAACTGCACACGCTTTGCTTCGCCAAGCTGCTGCTGTTGCCAGCATTACGACGTTGCTCGGTGAGTACCGCTACTTTGCCACGCCACACGTGAACACCACAGGCAATGAAATTGCTCTGTTCGGTAACTTCCAACAGGCGTGCATCATGGCCTTCTTCGGAGGTATCGATTTGTTGGTTGATCCATACAGCGCCGCCGGCACTGGACAGATTAACCTGCACGTCAACCGGTTCTATGACTTCGACATTCGTCAAGCTGGAGCCGTCGCTATGCACGAAGCAGACACTACCGACTAATACGTTGGTTGACAATAACGAGAAAGCCCGGCCACTGCGCTGGGCTTTCTTATTTTTAGGCTATGCAAGTAGACATCACCGGCGCAGCTGTAGATCAGGACACTATCATAACAGTGGCCGACCTCAAGACGCAGTTACGCGTAACACATTCGCTTGAAGACACGCTGATTGGTGCCATGCGTTCGGCTGCCATTAGCTGGGTAGAAGAGCACTGCAACATCAAGCTGGGCAGCTATACGGCGCGCGGGTACTTGCCTGGCTTCTACAACAGCCGCATACCTATTGGACCGGTTACGGCAATCAGTGAAGTCAAGTATCAGGTGACTGAGGACACAGACTATGATACCGACTTGAGCACGTTAGACGCTGGGTTGTGGTTTACCGATTTGATTTCGCAGCCTTCGCGCATTGCATTCCGCGATGTGCCTAGCGTGTACGAATATTCGCTCAATCCTGTGGTCATCTCATTCACCGCTGGATACAGCACGATACCTGCGCCAGTGCTGCAAGCTATCCGTTTGCTGGTTGCGCACATGTACGAGAACCGGCAAGAAGAAGTCACGGGCACTATCACCACGCGCCTAAAGTTTGGGCTTGAGGCGTTGCTTAATCCGTTCCGCATTATCTACCAGCCATGAAGAACGCAGGACGGCGAGACCGATATATTACGCACCGCGCTGAGACGCTGACGCAGGACGATTACGGACAGCCCACGGTTGGGTCATACACCGACACCGATATGTGGGCGGAAGTGATCTACGCCGGCAGCGCTGGCGAGAGTATGAAGGCATACCAAATCTTCCCGGAGCGCAGCCTGACGTTCGTCGTGCATCACCCCAACCCCACCGATGACGTGAGCGGGCTAAGCATCAGCCAAGACGACACTATAGTGTTTGAGGCGCGTGACTATGAGATACTAGGATTTGAAGAGATAGGCCGCCGCGATGGGCTGCGCATCTTCTGCAAAGAGAAAGGCACCGATGGCAGATGATATGAAGGTCGAAGGCCTAGACGAGCTGATTAAGCAGGTCGGTCGTATCAGTGAGTTCCCAAAGGTGATGGCCAAGGAGCTGCGTAAAAGCAACCGCGACATTGGCCGCATGGCATCGCGTAAAATCAAGCCGCAGATACCGCGCAGTGGTAAAGACTTTAAGGTCTACGAAGGCACACGGGGACCAGGCAGAGCGAAGAAAGGCGAAGGCAAGATTAGAATGATAGTACCAAGCGGCACACTTCGTAGGTCTATCGGCGTGCGCAACAGTCGCGGCAGTCGTATCAACGTATTTGTCGGACCACGCAGAGGAGGCGCGCAAAAGAATGACGGTTGGTTTGCGGGCATCGTAGACGACGGGCACATTGGCGGGCGCAACAAGTCTATCAACAGCAGCAACTACAAGAAGATTGCACCGGCACTGGCGCGCTTGCGTCCAGCTATGGAAAGGCTGATGGTCATCAAGTACCGCAAGGCATTCGATAAATACAAGCTGTAATGGAAACAGGCAAAGCGATATACAAGCTATTGAAAGACAGCGCCGACGTTGGCGCTATCTGTGCAGACCGCATCTATCCGGAGCTGGCGCAGCAGGATGCCGACGCGCCATTCATCGTGTACACGGTAACGGACACCACGCCAAGCCCCACCAAGAATGCAACGTCGAAGCTGGACACAGCGCGCGTGGAGCTGTACTGTATTAGCGACGACTATGAGCAGGCGATGAACTTGGGCATTGCCGTGCGTACTGCACTCGATAGGCAGAGCGGCACAATCAGCGGCGTAGAAGTGCAGTCGGTAGACTTTGATACATCTGACATTCAGTTCGACCCCGACCAACGCGTGTACGTATTGGAGCACACCTACGACGTGCGCGTGCTGCGTACGGGTACAGCTGTGACCTACGTCAGCACACCAGGCAACGCGATTACGGTCGAGGAGGTTGACGGCGACCCCAGCGGCAGCGTCAACAAGATTGTGTTCAGTAATGACACGGTGACGATTGTAGGCACCACGGCTACGGTCACCAGCGGCGGCGGCGCGGCAGTAGACACGCAGTACCACGACCGCTACAACACCGAGGCGGAGGCGCTGCGCAGCGGCGCAACGGCAAACGTCGAGCTGTACTACACCGCACG